GGAGACATCTTCAATGCCCACTTCTGAGGCAGGGCATGCATTGCCCACAGTATGTTAAGGTCATCAGTCCTAAACAGCACTTCATTCCATGCCGGAAGGCAAGGAGCAAGCACCGAATCATAGACTAACTTACCATCTTCTTCTTCGTAGATAATGTTGCCCACTTTACAAGCAGGCAGATAGCCAAATTTATATGGCAGAATAAATACCTGGAAAGGCTGGTCATAGGTGTACTCATTGACTTGCCTAAATAGCATTAGCCCTTCGGTGGTGATGCAGAAGAACTGATCCCACTTCTTGCGATTCATGTCTACATACTCCTCTGCCTTGGTGATGACAAAACTCTCATCCTCCCAAATTAAATCCTCTGATTCAATAATCTGTGGGTAAGGTCTTGACCAATCCAGAGTAGTAGTGCTTGCTGGGTCTTCAATGAAGTCCTCATAGTCTGGTAGTGTTAGCACTACCGCATTGGCATCCATTAGATAGGTCTTGAGAAACACATTAAAAAGCCATGTCTCAAGACTTCCAGTCTTTGGAAGCTCATCTTCGACATAATACTTTAGAGTGTTATTCTGCAAGCCTATGCGCTCTGCTATGCCTGTCTTTTGAAAGTCTGATTCAAAGCTAATCTTAAAGTCATCAGCCTGCTGAATCTTTTGCAGGAAGGTATAAACTCTTCCTGTGGCAGTGGTAGTAGGTGCTTGCCATCTGCGCCTTCTGTACTCCTTCATCCAAGGTTCTTCACTCGGATGCTGAGTGTGCAAGAGCTTTTCGGGATACTCGTTCTCGAAGTGATACTCCAATTCTTCGGCTTTTTCACGAGCATATTTAATATAGTCGTGCCTGCCTTCCCGGATTTCCCGATCGAGCAACTTAGATAGGAGCATCCCGATTAACTCTTCCATAATTATTTAATTAGCAATCTGAAACGGTTAATGTAACTGTCTGCTGACCGAACACACATCCGTATGCATTGGTAACAGTCACTACAAAGATATAAGTGCCAGCACTATTTGGTGTCCATGTAACCTCACCAGTTTCAGAATCTATAATGATACTATTATCATTTAATGGATCACTTTCACTGGTGGCCTCTATTGACCAAACTAAATCAGGCGCACCTGAGATAGCACCTACATTTAGAACAGCAGTCAAATAAGCTGTTTCACCACTGCCACCTACACAGCTACTCCACTCAAATCCACTATAAGGTGATGCAGCAGAGATGATGTAATACAAGCCAGTAAGGAAAGTGTCAGTATCAAATTCATAAGGCAGAGGATTGACCTTGCTCACCCAGTTTACTGTTACTTCAGCCATCTGGTAAGTGTTTAAGTCAGCAGTGATAATAGGATCACCGATAACAGTCACATAATATCCAGAAGCATCCCAGATGCGACCAGGAGTGAAGTAATAGAAATCAAAGTTCTGAGCAGAAGCAAGAATGTCATTATAGAACTGAATGTTGTTCTGAGTGACTTGCATGTCCTGATAGGTCAGTGTATGAGTCTTTGCAAGAGCTTTAGTGTTCTGCATACCTCTACCAGCAACAGTAGCTGTCTCAGGCTTTGGCTTTTCACCGGAAGTATTAAACACCAGATAAGCCTCGCCATTAAGGTAGCGGTCATAGAGCGCACCTATCCAAAGGTCAGCAGTTGATTTCTCCTGAGCAGTCAAAGCAGCAGACTTACGAACATAAGCCACCGCCACGATCTTATTCTGAAATTCAGGATCGCACAGATAATTCTGATAGCACCCTACATCGGGGCATGTTAATGAAAATATAGACATTGTTTTTTAGCAAGTTAAGCAACTTGAGTTCCTGGGCTGAAAGCCCTGAATGAGTGCCTGAAACTTCATTTGTGATAAAGTTTCAAATGAGCTTTGTGTAGTGTAATCCTGAGTGGTGGCTACCTCAATATCACCCTTAACAAAGATAGACTTCCCTTCCCAAACTAAGTTCGGATGCCGGGTGGCATCGGTCATCGCAAGCTGTGTGTCCAAGTCGAAGAAATCAGTATGCAAATCTAACGATAAATCCTGCTTGTTCTGTGGCCTTCTGTGAACGCCATTTGATTGCCTGTATAGGTTCTCCTCAATGACTGGTTTTTGCCCTCCACCGTTAAGTCCAATCCTTATCCGCTGCTTCCAGTTGTTAAAGTATTCGAATCCTTGTGCAACTGAATCTGATGCTGCCCAGAATTCAAGCATAGTGCTGAAGCAATCAGAGGCATCAATGTTTACTATGTTGCTGAGTGAATAAAGAGCAGTTTCTATGTCAGTAGGCACAAATGGGTCAGGACAGTCACAACTTGCATTGGTGCTTGTTTCAATAGTTGTCAATGTTCCTTCAAAAGCATAATCTGCACCTGCAAGAATCATGTTGAGATTCACTCCGCATGGTGTAGTAGTAGTGAGTGTCAGACTAAGGATTGTGCTTTCTGAGTCATAGACAGCAGTCATTCCAGGGATGCTATTGAAGAACAATAAGACCTCATCATAAATAAATGGATTGATATAGGCCGGAGTCTGGAATGTAAAAGCAGAAAAGATGGTAGTTCCATCGGTGATGTAGAGAGTGTAAAGTGGGTATTGCAGAGTAATTATATTATCAAGCCATCCCCATGCATTTTCGCCCTCAAGCTCAATGACAAAGGTGGATTCACAATTGGAATCACACTCACATGAAGTAGCATCAAGTGGATTTGCTCCAATGATAGCACTGGTAATGTAATTGTCATCTATATCAAAAATTCCAAAATCCCAATAGTATTCAGTACCGCAAGGCACTTCAACTTCGTAGGATGCAAAAACTTGACAATTGCCCTCAATATCAGGTGACTGATAGAAGTACATGCCAGGGATTGAGTTTATCCAAGTATAGAATTGACCAGGTGCAAGTATTGTTGAGCATTCAATCTTGTGAAGTATTGTCCTCTCCAGTGTAATTGGGTCAATAATAAATAGACCTAAATATTCAGTAGGATTATCGCTTACACTTTCAAACCATGCACCACATTGCCCATCATAATATGCTGTTTGCCAAATAGTACACTTAGGCTCACAACTACATGCGTACTCTGGAGTCTCCCAGATGCCATTTAAAAAGCCTCCAGCAGAATCAGAGTTGAAGCATGACATTGTATAGCCTTCACTGCTGCATGGATAGGTCTTAGTCCACTTCCACAGCACCATGTTTGAATCTGATGCTGAAGAGGCTATCATGCCTGGGATATTAAGATTACACCAAGCAACAATCTCCTCAATAGTTTCTGTTTCTGTTACCTGATGAACATAAGGATTGCCACCAGATAGCTGAAAGGTTATGTACGGATTAGGCCCGGCTGCTATGGTATGGATGTAGATTAAAAAGTTGGTATAATCCTCTCCTTGAAAGTCTGTTAATAACTTAGTGAAGGTAATCTGGCAATCAGTGGTTGGCCCTTCTGGAGTGATTACATTGTATAGGCCCATCCGATAGCATCCATTGAGTGCCGGAATAGTTACCTGTCCTGTGTATTGATAGGGAGTGTAAAGAGGCTCAATGCAATCAGTAGTAATCAGGTTAGACTCTCCAATCTTCTGGATAAATGAGCCTGACTCCGTGAATAGGCCAATGTTGGCTTGCTCAATCCCGGTTAGGTTAGCATCTACTATATTGAACTGAAACTGGTCTCCTGGCTTTGCAGGCATTGGGTAGAATTCATTGGATATATAGCATCCTGATGTAAACTCTACAAACTCCAGATCATAGGTGTCCGAATTATAAAGCCACCTTCCTGCCTGGTTAGGCTCATAAGGAAGAGCCGTAGATTCGCTGTAAGTGGCTAAGAAGTCAAAGGATGAACTCATGTATGCATCACTTACAAACCTCTGCCAGAGCCATGCACCGCCTACTCTCCTACCAACTAAAATTAACTTCCTTCTGGTAGCATCAACAAAGTCAAACTGGACTCGCTCATAGGTGGTGAATACCGGGTGATTGATGTAGGCTACCCATCCATCTGGCAATGTAAAGCTATCATAGGTCGCAATGATTGAGTTAGTGTAGTCACTATCCACAAACGATGCCTGTATGATGCGCTCCATGATGCTGATGATGTAACTATCATCTCCACTCAATTGAGGCAGTTCAAATGTCCTTTGGTTTTCCAGTGGCAAGGTCGCAGCAGGGAATCGGCTAATTACTTGGTCATCCAGTTTCCAGTTCTTACCTCTGGCTAATCCTGAAGTAGCGACATTGGTTAGTGGGTCAAACCTATAAGTGATTGGGAATATGGCACTCCCATTCAATTTAACGCAATAAAGTGCCTCCTTAACCTTATCCTCCTCTGCTATTGCCGGAGCATCAAAAGAGCCTATGTAAGCACCTGGAATGAATGTGCCTGCTGTTGCAGAACTAACAATCTTAGCAGGATTGCTTGCTACTCCGGTAATTTGGAATTCCTGAGTGCTATCAATGTTAAATAGGTCTTGATCCTTAATGGTAATGGTAAAGTTGTAATTAGGTAGAGCAGAAACTAAATCTAAACTCACCGAAAAGTTACCATAGTATGGATAGGCATTGAATGCCTCCACCATTAGCTTAATCTCATTTACCAATTGCGACAAGTGAGTTACCCCTGCCGTAAATAGGGTAGGTAATGCCGTAGTAATGTCCTGACTTAACTCATTGAGAAGGTCAGAGACAATCTGATTATCTGGATAAAACCCGGCATTCCATGCCTGTTTGAATCGGTAAAATGGATTAGGATTAGACATTGAAATAGAATGGTTCTAAAACCTCTGCTACATTCTCCCAGAGATTTTGTTTTGCGAACTCAACAGGAAGTACCTGGCACAATTCTGAATAACTTAATGGAGTAAAGTCAAAACTCACTTCTTTGTTAAGCAATTCCTTATGTGCCTTTTTGAATGCCCTTTCACCTTCTGCCGTGAATTCATAATTACCCTGGGCATCTCTGGTGATTTTATTATTATCCTTGTGGCAATGCTCAATTCTTAAATCATCAATCTCATCATTCAATTGCTCATAAACGGATTGCAATTTTTTGACAAGTTTACCTAATTGAATAACAGGAGCATAATCAGTTATGTCAGGAATTGACTTGATGCCATCATGGAAGTTTTTTAAAAAAATCGCCTTTTTATACTGAATCATAAATTAATTGAATTTGCCTTGCTGATCTGCTTCCTCAATCTTAGCCACAACTAAATCTTTAATAATTACAGTTTGATCAAGTAGACTCATATAGTAATCAAACTCTGCTCCTTCTGCAATTAAACTAACAGATTTTGAAGGGATAATTGTAATAGGAGCATCTGTTATTTGATCAAAGTAATCTACTTGAACCAATAAATTGATGCACTCTCCAGTAAATGGCACTGCATTAATTTGTAAGGATGCCATTGTTGCTGTCCTTTTGAAGCCATACACAGGCTCGTTGCTGATGGGGACGATTATGTTATAATTACTCATGTTATTATGATATTAGACCTAAATTTCTTAACGCAGAATAAGCTCTATTAAGCATTGTTTGTTCATTACTTCCATATGTTGCAGCAGCAGTAAGTGCGCCTCCTGTTTGTTGCGCTACTGGAGTGGCATTAAAAAATCCAAGCAATTGGTTTGTTGCTGTTCCTATTTTAGTTCCAGTTGTTGTAGACAAATTAATATTTGCTCCGCCAGCAAGTGTTATCCCCGAAGTACTTAATCGAACAGATAAAGCAGCATTACCTCCAAACCAAAAATCTACATTTGTTGGGCTTGAAATCCACATTCCAACAGTTGTTGCGATAGTAGCAGTATTATAAGCTCCAAATCCACAATCATATACTATATTTGAGCTTTGAGTCAATGTAGGAGATAAAACAATCCTTGTTGTATTTGAGCGAGAAACCAAACTTGGACCAGTAATATTTGTTGGTGCATTACCCCATGCTTGATACCCAAATGAAATACCTAATGTTGCATTTATTGCATTAAAAGCCAATGGTAAAGAAAGTCCATTGGCATTAAATGAACCTACAGCAGATGTTGTATTTCCTGGATAAAAATCAATTTGATTTTGTGCGCTTATCCAAAGGCTTTCTGTCGCACCAACATTACCAGATGTACCCAAAGCACACTCCGTATTTCCAGTTGTTACAAGAGGTGATAATACTATCTTAGTTCCTGCGCTTCTTGCCCCAACAGTTGGTGTATTAAAAAATCCACCACCACAATTTATCCATCTTATAGTTGTTCCTGCAATAGACAATTGTGCAGCAGAGAAACTTCCGGCAGTACTTAAAGTCTTATAACCTGCCCATGTCTGATTTCCTGTGCTTACCATACCTGGATTAGTTGTATCAGCAGGGCCAAAGGTTATTACTGATCCTGTTATGCTTGCTCCATTGGTTTGAGATGTTGCACTAAATGCACCAACTGTACTTACACCAGTAGTAGTTCCTGATGTCCATTGAAGAACTCCACCTGATCCAGTAGATTGTAAATACTGTGCGCCTGTTGGAGCAGCAGTAGGCAATGTAATTGAATAAGATGCAGATGTTGAACCAGATTGCAAGGTCAGTTGATTAACATTTGCAGAATTATTAAATACTATTGTTCCAGAAGTTCCACTTGGCCCTGGCACTCCAAGGGTAATTGAAGAGGTTGATGCAAGTGAACTAAAAGAAGCAGGATTAGCAAGCAATGCAACTGTTCCAGATAAGTCTGGGAATGTATAGGTCTTATCTGATGTAGTAGCAGCAAATCTAAAATAACTCTCAAAGGCATCTGTTTCAAACCTAAAACCAAGGTCTTTATTGGTTTGATTCCAGAAGACAGTTAAGTAATCAGTTGCTCCTGTTGGAGTACTATTAGATTTGTGAAAGCTAAAATGCCCATTACCTAAAGACTGTCCAAATCTGGGAGTGTTAAAGGTTAAGTTCGTGCCATCCCATGTGGCATTAGGTACTCCACCGAATACACCAGAGTTATTGAATTGAAGTTCTGTGTTAGAACCACCAGGAGTGCCTCCTCCTCCAGTACCATTGCTTGCCAAAGTAATTCTACCTTGAGCATCAACGGTAATGTTAGCATTGGTATAAGCACCCGGTGTGACAGCAGTATTAGCTAAATCAACTGTTACTGCTCCACTTGTTCCTCCACCACTCAATCCAGTTCCGGCAGTTACTCCAGTAATAGTTCCCACAGAAACATTGCCAGAACCAAGTAATGAATTAGAATTTACAGTCTTTATGTTAGTGCCACTAACTAAGGCATCCTGTTTTGCGCTAAATGTGATAAAATCAAGACTATCCAAATAGCCATCCTGTGTGGCATCTGCTTTTTGAATGCTTATGTCTGGAGTGCTTCCACCAGAGGAGGCCAAAGGAGTGGTAGCAGTTACTGATGTTACTCCACCAGGAGAACCATTAGAAGCAACAGTTACCTGACCTTGAGCATTGACTGTGATATTAGCATTGGTATAGCTTCCAGATGGATCAGGACTAATGCTTGCAATGCTTATTGTGCCTGTGGTAGTGATTGGGCCTCCGGTCAGACCAGTGCCTGTATCTACTTGAGTAACTGTTCCAAGACCTACTCCAGATGACTTGTAGTAGTTTACTATTCGCCAATTACCTCCACCCTCACTAATTATCATTGCCGTGTCATTGGTAGCAGTGGTAAGGTCTGTTGAGCCTGGAATAATCAGAGAGACTGCATTATAGGTTAATGTGCAAGCACCATCAAAGACAAGGACAAATCTTGCTCCTGCTGGACAAATGCCAAATGAGTTAATGGTAGCAGAGCCAGTGATGTGCAAGAAGTTGCCAGTCGCACTTGCCAGGTTTACGGTAGCAGAGGCCGCTAATGCTCCTCCTTCTGCCTCATACAAGGCATTCTCAAGAGTGCTTTTGTCCTTCTGGGTCACAAAGCTATCAATGGCATCACTTAGCCATGCTCTTAAGTCAGCAGGGGAAATCTCCTGGGTGGTATTATCTGGAAAGTTGGTACTACTTAAAGCACTTAGTGCGCTCCTGTTTACATTAGACATATTTATTCGACTACATAGCCAGTGTCATAACCTTCATCAAATGCTCCACCAGGTTCAGACTGCTGATTGGAGACTAACAATGTGAATTTAGTTGTACCTCCGGAAGCATTCTCTGGTTGATTAGTAGCATTGAGGATAAAGCCTTCAATTGCTAAACTTCCAGAAGTGAGCTTAACTTTCCGGTACTGCTCATCCTGAGACAAAGTTAAGAAATCGCACAGACTTTGTGGATATTCAAATTCTACCTGAATAGGTTTGAATAGGTAGTCTTGATATTCTGGCTTTAAAATAGAGGGAGAAATATTCCAATTCTCAATTATTCCACCATTGAATGGCTCAATACATGACTCTTTTTCTTCAGGATAGTTTATTGTTGATGAATAGGTAACCTGATACTCTCCAGTTTGAAATCTTAAAATAGGATTAACCATTCCAAATGTGTGCATGCCAAGCACCTTCCACCACCTACAAGCAATCCGAGCAGGAGTGTGATAAATGTTGTACAAGCCTTGCATTGGACTACCTGAGTAACTAATATAATTAGATGGCATGCTTACTGTTCCTGGAGCAAATGAATAAGCTCCTGTTTCAGTCTGAATTTGAAAAGGTGTATCAGCAATGTCACTTCCAGAATAAGTTATGCGATTCATCCAAATGATGAATGTATCATAGTCATTGGGCCTATCACTACTGATTGCTCCACTTTCATAAAATTGTAACCTTCTACTGAATTCAATTGCATAGCCTTCAGCAACAATCTCTGATCTTAAATCCAGAAGATTTGATGAATTATTGCTCATTGCTCTATTATCAATGAAATAATCCCTCTCAGTCATTATTGCCCAAGCTCCACCAGTATTTCTATTTTTCCAGTTGTCAGTATAGCCAATTTTAATGTGGTTAATTAACTTATCAGATAAGGCTATCTGATTAAGTTCACCTACATTTTCAAATGTTTGAGAAACAATGTTCTGGTAAAAGTATTCTCTTGATTCTACCCTGATCTTCCATTCGCTTCCAGTCCATTCAAATGCCCATCCCAAGCAAAAGATTTTATCCAGCGAATCAAATGCCTTATCCCATGAAGTGTTAAATATGCTTTGGTTCTGATTTGCTGCTGGAGTGTCTCCGCATCCAGTTTCAGCTTCTTGAATCGTGATGGCATTTCTAATTCTCAAACCATTGGTTAAAGCATTATTCCAATAGCACCCATCTCCAGTTTTGCTAAATGTATCTGATAGCAGTTTGTTATTGCTTCCAGTTAGTTTTTGAATAATTCGTTTAAAGAAGTTTTCAACCCTCAAAACATCACAGAATGAGGCATACTCACCGCTGTTTAGCTCCGATGCAACAATGCATAGATTTTCAACATTAACTTCAAGAGTAGATTCGCATAGGAATGGAAAAGTAGTTGTCGGTACTTCTCTCTGGATAGTCCCCCCAGTTCCCCAGTAGCATAAGAATGCGACTACATAACCAGGTGGGACATAAATATCGAGTGAAAAATTAAAACTATAAGGCTGTAATGGAGTACCATTGCCGTAGGCTGGAGAAGTGTAAACAGTGTAAAAGGTATTAATTCCTCCAGAACCTTCATGCACTCTAAATACTGCCTCCCAGTTAGCAGTGCCTCCACAGTTTCTGTCAAATGGCCTCCATTGTCCATTTACATTGCCAGCAAATTTGATTGTTCTGGCATAGGCAGTATTGTTTTTAAAAATGACATTGCTATCTCCATAAGTAATGCCTTGTGTGTCAGATGTTGAGCCAACTGGATTGGCAAAGTCACTACTGCTCCAATAAACTGGAAAGGTCTGAATATAGTCTGGGTAAAGCCAATCATATGGAGGCAGAATATCAGAAGAATTATATTCTGGCAAAAGAGAGACTTCTGCTAAGTTTCTTCCTGACCCAACTATGTATAAATCACTCCGATGAAGTCTTATGTTTTCCCAATCAGCATCTGGAATAGTATTGCCATCTAAATCTTTATTTTCTAAAATATTAATCTGAACATCCCCTCTTGATTTAAACTTCTCCCTGAACTGATCATCAATAATTCCTACTGTGATCTCCCAGGTGTCAGTGTCGCACACATTATGCTCCTGATAAATGGCTAAATTCAGGAATCCATCAAATTGATATGGAGCATTATTATATCCAACATCTGAAGTGATTGTTATAGCGATGGGTTGGTTGATGAAATACTGGTCATAAATTGACTTAATATACTTTGCGCCTTCAGCATAGAACTTTACTTCGGTGCTGAATGGTTGGTCAATTCCATGACTTTCCATCCGAACAGCAGTAAACTCAATAGCATCCCAGCCAATAGGCTCTTCAACCTCATTGCCATCTAAATAGAATCTCCAGTTTGACATAATTAATTATTAATGCCGAAGCGATTGTTTAGGATTTTAGTTGTGCGCCTTGGTGTCCTTATGAATTTCTCAAAACCTCTCTCATCCATGTTGAGCTGAGTGATTGGCAAAGACTTTAATACATTGCTTAACTCATCCAACTTGCCCACAACTGGAGAGGATGAACTGCTACCTCTGCTTGCGTAATGATTAGCCAGGAATAGCTCCTGCCTGCTCAATGAATGATTAGGAATAACCTGAGAGCCTTTAGGAAGATCAACCAGAGTAGCAGTTGGTGGAGTGAAATACACCTTGCCAGATTCAGTCACTACCTTTTCAACTCCTCGCTCACCGACAATGGCCTTACCTCCTTTGAATGGCTTGCCTTTAGTTCCCTCTGCAAATTCAGGCACAGGCTGGGCAGCAATAAGGCCAATCTGAGCAGCTGATAGGCTAATGATGTATGGAATCAAGGCCGGTTTCAAGGCCGATGACATCAATTGCTCCGCAGTGGAAAAGATAACCCTGGCCGTTGCCGCTAATTGTTCTGCCCGGAATTGCTTAATCTTTATTTCTTTTTCTTTTGCTGCCTTTTCTTCATTCAATTGGTCAATCTTCTGCTGGTTGCCATCTGCTAACCTAATTTCTTGATCATATCGTTTTTGCAATGATGTCATCTCATTGCTAAGATTAGCCTGGTATAAATCGAATCCACCTTGTACAAGAGTTTGAGTAATTTCACTAACCTTTGCTTCAATTGCTTGCTTTCTTTCCTCTGCCTCCTTCTTTTTCTTAACTTCCTCATCTAATCCTGCTTGATATTGCTTCTGCCACTCCTTCATTTGAGCCAGTCGCTTATCATAAATGTTTTTGTCCTCTGCAACAATTTGCACCTTGGCTTCCTTGGTTGCAAGTAACTCTCTCCTGGCAGCATCTTCGTATGCCTTTGCCTTCAAATCAGCAGTTAGTTCTGCTACCCTTACCTCTTCCTGTGATAAGCCTATATTTTTAGCTAAGTAATCTTTTTTAAGGTTATAAACCTTTTCGGCAAATACTTTTTCAGCTCCAACTTCACCTAACTTATCATTTCTAATTTGAGCCATAAGAATTTGCTGTTGCTTCTCAAGCTCCAGAAGTTTAAGTTTCGCATCATAAGCTGCCTTATCTTGTTTTTCAGTTGATTCTGTGGCTGCTTCAGTTGCCTTTCTACGCTTTTCAATCTCATCAATCGCTGCTTGATTCTGAGCGATTAATGCCTTTTCAAGTTTTGTGCTTTGCTCAAGTCTGGCTTTGGCAGCTTCCATTTCCTGTTTCTGCCTAAAGGTGAAGCCACTACCTTTTTCATCCATCTGCTTGCTCTGAGCTATACTATATGCAAGTGCTTGCTTGTCATATTCTTCTTTTAGCTTTTTAGATTCTTCAGAGACTACCTTAATGCGTTTTGTTGAATTGGCAACAATATTTTTTAGGGCATTATCCGATGTCTTGACAAAAAATTCAGAGTAGGCAGTATATTGTTTTCCCTCAAATTCTTTTAGTATTTGCTGATCACCCTTAAATAAGTTATTAAGTGCCGATAAAAAGTTGGCAGTAAGTGAAAGTGCCTTACTAAATATTGGAGCAAGGTTAGTTCCAATCGTATTTAGCAGCGAATCCCAGGCATCTCCAAGGTTACTTATTTGACCTCCCAAAGTCCCAGAGATAGCAGCCATTGACCCACTTACACCTTGCAAGTCTCCAAGGGAAGTTATATACTCCCTAATGGCAGTATTGGTGAACTTGGTCTGCGTTTGAACACCCTTAAATGTAAATGTTACATTATCCCCAGCCTTACTTGCCCGGATGCCAAACTCCTTTAGTCTTTCAAACTCTCCGGTCTGTGCATCAATGATGGCCTCAGTAAGTTGGTCAAAGCTCTTTCCTGTTGAGCTTGCAAGGTCACCAAGTTTTCGCAGTTGCTCATTTGTAGGTGTGAATCCTTGATTGGCTAATTTGACAAAGGATTGAGTCAGTTCTTGAACACTAAAAGGAGTTTTTGAAGCAAACTCCTGAATCCTGGTTAATGCTCCAAGTGCTGCACTATTACTGCCAAGTGTATTCTTTAGGACAGCACCGAGCTTTTGAAATTCAGCAGTTACTGCAATAACTTCTTTGGCAAAGCCCATTATCTTATCGGCAGCAAAAATGCCTGCTATAATTGGGCCTACCTTGGTGGCAACTTGCGCCAGGCCACCCATTGAATCGCCTGCATCTTTGCCAGCTTTTTTAGCCTTATCGCCTACATCATCAAATTCCTTTTTTAGTTTGCCTAATTCTTTCAATAAGGCTCTCTCCTCTGCTGTGATTTTATCAAACTCACTTGTAGCTTGTTGTAGCTTACTCAGGTCAATGTCATACCTGATTTTGATGTCATTGGTTGATAATGTTGCCATGCCTCAAAGATATGAAATAAAAAAGCCACCGAATATCAGTGGCCCTTTCCAGTGTTCAATCTAAACCAAAACACTCATAATTATTCAAGTATGTTCTACCTCTTTACTTTTTTCTGGTCGGCAATATAGCTACTAACGATTAAATAATACTCGTAGATTGGCCTTTCGACCAAGAACTTAATTCGCTGAGCATCTCCACCTGAGACTCTAAACTGCTCATCAAAGCGAAGTCTGTGCTGTCTGGTAATTGTAGTCCAATAATGTGCTTCAGGTTGTTTAGGCTTTGGAGAGTTTCGGCCTGCAAATAGGTCGGAAAATTCGTGCTGTATTCTGTCAAAGAGGGCAGATAGGCGTACTCCGGCAGATTCAAAAAAAAACCTTGGACATCATTATGCTTCATCCAATGCTCCAGCTTCTGCTTGTTGTATGGATACTGGTAGTCGAGCGGATTCTCTTGCTCATCGAAGTAGATGACAGTAGCCAGCTTTAGCTGCCTGACTAAGCTCACAGACATATCCATCTGCTCCTTTAGCCTGGAAGCCAGAATGCCAATCTCATAGAGCTTCTTATCATCCTTCTTCTTCTTGTCCATGAGCAGGTTAATCAGTCCATTATTCCAGCTTCTAAGGAAGTCTGGGTTGATTTGCCAAAGCTCTTCGGTGAATATGTCCTTGGCAGCGACTGCCCTCTGGAATGGCACATTTACCTCTGCGCTAAATTTAAAGTAATTGATGCCTCCAGAAGTGAAGGCATATTCAATTTGATCCCAGCGGTCTTGAGGAGCTACTCCCCGGTAAAGTATTCTGCTACTTTGTTCTTGAAAAGTGCCTTCTTCTGCCACTTGTTGAACAGGAGCAGGAGCATGTGGTTTACGCCTAAAAAGATTGAACATAAATAAAATGGATAGTCAAACATAAGCCAGGAGATAGCCAGAAATTGCCATGCTCCAGAGCAGAAAGGACACTCACCGAGTGGCTTCGCCCAGTTCATGGGCAGCCTCTGAATCTGAGACAGATACCACTGCCCAAGTGGGTGATCCTCCAGAAAGTAATCCATAAACAAAGAGAAAGTTGCACTGATCAGTGCTACCAAGGTGAGCAATAGAAGGCTCGGAATCGTGTGGTAGTTCGATAAGGCAACAGCCTCTGCGCTTGCCTCCACAACTTGCATCAAAATCATAAGGTTGGTTGGTCATTATTGATAGGATTGATAATTAAATAAGATGAGCCAATGTTACTGATAGTCTGGATGAATGTGATGCATATGCTATCATACTCTTCCCCATCCATTGCTACAAATGGCAATGGCTTTTTTGTAAGGTAATTCATAAAGCTGATGGTGTACTGACCTCCGTAAGCATTGAAGAAGCCTTCTGGCAGTCCTTCCAGGTCAATCTCAACGAATCCATCTGGCCTAATATTTAGCAACTGCTCACCTCGAACATTGACTCCTGGCTTTAGCACATTAAGGATTAAGCTACTGCCATAATCACCTGGAGGAGCATAGACAAGAACAGATGCCGGGCAGCTTGCCATTGGTTGGCAGATAGGGTAGCATTTATTGCAGCATAGTGCCATACTTTTCGAGATTAAAGTTGCTTGTGATTTCGGCAAAGTTAGAGAAAATAAAATAGCGGAATGCATCAAGGGCATGGCTCTTGTCCGGGTTCTTGTTCTTCCAGGCATCAAGGCTTCCCTGGCGATCTACCTTGGCCTCCTTTAGGTCGGTTATTAAGTTGCTGCACTCCTTCTCACCTATTTTAATCTTTGCCTTCTGGAGGATAAGAATTGTAATTAGCCTGCTTGCAATGTGACTTGGATTAACCTTTGGCACTTGTAGCTGCATGTCCACTACATTTAGGTAGTTCTTGATCATTAGATATGCGCTGATGTTGCCTTGAGTGAACGCATTGCGAGCAGCACCAGAGGCATCGCCATTGATGACATAGGTCATGCCTGGAAACTCTTGCTTGATAGTCTGGCAGAGAGTGCTAAGATCGCCTACCCTGTACACCTTGATGATGTTTATGTTGGCATAGTAGTCAGCCTCATAGCCATACTTGATGTATTGACACACTACGCAGGTATTGGTCACATTGAAGTCAAAGGCAAGGTAAAGATTGTGGTGTGGATTAGCCTTGATGTAGCCACCATAAACATGCTTAGAATAGTCAAAGGTGTAGGCAAACAATGACTCCCTATCCCAGATTCCCCATTGACCAAGGGCATAGACTTCATAATAGGTTTGATTAACATTCTTGAGTGCCTCCATCCTGGTGACATACTCATCATCAAGGAAGTTAAGAGCATCCCGGTAAGTGCCATGTAGCCTGAGTATCTGATTCTGCTCCTTGGCTGGCACATCATCAAAGAATCGCTTCTTAATCCAGTGGCTGTCTGAGACCGGGTTAAAGGTCAGGAAGAATCGCTTTGGCTGCTCTGACTTACCTCTTAGGCGCAGAGTAATCTGGGTGAAGTCCTCAAGGCTTAGTTCGGTGGCTTCCTCAATCCAGATGTACTTTGCCTGGGAGAGCGACTTGAGCTTCTCAGGATCATCACAGCCAAGGAAGACAATTTTGTTAGTGCCGGACTGAAGCTCCAAATAGCCAGTCTTAGCCTTTACCAGCTTCTCAAATCCCCATTGGCTAATCTTGTTCCGAAAGTCAGCAAAGACTGAGTTACGCAGAGTGCTGGCTACCTTTCGGATGACAAAGTAAGTCTGGAACTGGTTTGCCTTGTGGTTGCATATCTCAGCCAGCAGAAGCTGAATCATGGTCTGGCTCTTGCCTGATCCTGCTCCACCCCAGAGGATGTTGTAGGTTTTAGGCTGAGTAATAGCAGGAAGATACTTTCCTGTCCAGAGTGCCTGGTTACTTAGGTCAATCGTTGCCATGCTCCGATGCTGGCTGGATTGGCTTTGGCATTATAACTGTGTTTACATTGGCCTCAAGCTCAATGTTTAAAGCAGCCTTACCATAGGCTCGATCAAGAAGCAACTCTGCTGCCCTGACATCTCCCTTAGTGGCTTTGGCTCTAAGAGCCATCAGAATAGCCTCTGCTGCTGTCTTGCCATCCTTCTCATCGCCAAGGACATTGGCAAGTAATTCCCTTAACTCAGGGATTTTTTTTGGCCTGCCAGCAGGATTTCCTGTCTGTCCTTTCTTCCATTTATGCGGTATGACATTCTCTGGCTTCGGCATCGGTGTTTTTTCGCTGTAAAGTACCTTTGAGCGATGGGGTGGAATCGAACCCCTCCTGACTGCTGGATGCAGCCTGTGCTACCTTTAACACTTCCATCGCTTGTTTTCTTTCTTGCAAAGTTATTTTTTTTCCTTTATACATTCCTGCATCTAATTTATCGATTTCTGAAAAGGGAATTGATTTACATAATAAATCGCAATTTTTATTTATTAAATAAATATACCTTAATTGATATCCAGTAGATGGATAATAACCTATCTGTCTTAAAAATTTTCTATGCCCAGTTTTTCCATCGTGATTTAATCTTTTTCTAATTTCCTTAGAAGTTCCAAAACCAATTACACTAATTACTTCTTTTCCATTAGTAAAAAGATTAAAATTCTTTTTTATATCAGTTAAATAAAAACCTGATGCTCTATAAATACAACCGTCTCCACATTGGGTTGCATCACTAAAACTTATAATCCAGTCAATGTGTGGAGCATTTTTTTTTATTAGTTTAATTGCAATTGAAATACACCTACTTTCTGAGTTTTTTGGTAAATAGTCATCAAATGCCATTCTATTTAACTCAATAAAATTATTCCATGATGAATTACTTACCAAATTCATTAGTGATTTTTTTATTATTGGATCTCCAAATGATAACACACCATGAAGTTTATTATCTAAGAAACATCCAAAATATAATTTACTAAGTGTTGATTTTTTTGAATAATGATGCTTTTTAATAAACTCATTTCCAATTTTAGATGGAATTACTTTAACAATTATATCTTTTGCCCTGCCCATTGCACAATAATTAAATATAAAGCATTTCCATTAGAGTTTTCATTACCCATTGTTTCTACATACTTATATTCTTTTGTTGTTTTTATGCTTGTAATTGCATTTTGAATTTGTATAGCTTGTTCATCAGCTAAAGTAAATGTTATTTGTTGAAACGGTGGTTTATCTCCATCTGGTAAACTAAATTCATCCTGTCCTATTTCAATGCCTTCAAATTGTGGCACATCTAATCCCCACTTATCAAGTTCTTCTGCATCCCAATTGTTTGCGAGATCATCCCAATCCCACTCTCCAAATCCAACATTATCCTTGATGATGAACTCTCGCTGCTTGGCCTCATCCCAATCAACTATCTCCACAGGCACTTGCTTCCACTTGGCCTCTTTCATGGCCTTGAATCGCATGTTGCCTCCCAGGATAACCATGTCCTGATTTACTACTATTGGCCTGACATTAGCCATCTCTGGGAAATCCTTGAGCGATTGAACGAGCTTCTTGAACTTATCATCCTTGATAAGTCTTGGATTGCTTGGATTAGGCTTGATTTCTGCGATTGAAACTACTTGCATGCAGGCTTATTTCATTTTTGGCTTCATGCTTGGCATCTTAGGTTTTGCTGCCTTCTTAGCCTTCTTAGCCACAGACAGAGCAATGGCTACTGCCTGCTTCTGAGGCTTGCCTCGCTTCATTTCGGCTTTGATGTTGCTGCTAACTGTCTTGGCAGAGTAACCTTTCTTGAGTGGCATGGCTTTACAATTGTTTTCGCAAAGATAAGTAATAAAGGATTGCCTCATACATGTCTCGCTGATTCTGCCAGCGACTCATGTGCCTGGTAACTCCACCTTCTTCAATTTTAGCATTAAGCTGCTTAATTTTTCGCTGAAGGTAGTCCTTGCATTCAAGGAAGTTAAAATTGTTGGGGATGTGTTCGTACATAAGATCATTCGTATAGGTAGCTGTTCCTTGCCATGTTTGTGGCACTTGGCTTACATGTATTGGATTATTCATTATAGTCTTTAAGGCGCATTAGTGGCCCATCGAAGCGCAAAGGTACTATGCCTGTGCTTCCAGAGCGCATCTTAACCTGGTCAATCAGACAAAGGTCTTTGTTAGGCAATTCAGCACTGCCTACTTTGGTAGTGGCTGATGGCTCAAAGTAATACTCTGGTCTTATCATCATCCAGATGACATCAGCATCCTGCTCAACTGATCCAGACTCACGAAGGTCACTCATGAGTGGCATCTTGTCGCTGCGCTCATCTACTCTCCGGCTAAGTTGCGATAAGGCTACTACCGGAATCTGAAGTTCTTTTGCAAGCAGCTTTAGACCTCTGCTTATCTCGCCTATGATGTTTACTCGGTTTGTCTCCTTTGGATTGACTGAGTTGATTAGGCCTATGTAATCCACAAATAGCACTTGCATCTTGTGCTTATTTTTCCACATGGTGGCCTTGGTTCGGATTTTTGACATGTTTAGGTAACCTTCATCGCTGATCTTGATGGGCCATTGCTTCATCCGGTGTACTGCTTCATAAAGGGCAGTCTTATCGTACTGGTTCATGTCACCTTGTTTGATTTTATAGGCGTAAATGTTGCTCTCCTGGGAAGCTAATCGCTGCACCAGCTCGTGCTTGGTCATCTCAAGGCTGAACAGACCACAGCCAATTCCTTGCTTGGCTAAGTTGCGAATCATGGTCACAGCGAGGGCAGTCTTACCCTGTCCTGGTCTTGCGCCTATGATGGTAAGCTCTCCATTGACCAGACCTCCGCAAAGTTTATCCAAGGCAGCCAATCCTGTTGGATAGCCAGAGATTTCGCCAGGCTTTGAGTTAAGCCACATCTTGGCTGATATATCCAGCTGCTTATGAAAGTCATCATCCGAGCGAGTAATGGTACTGGCAAGGATGTTGTCAAACTTGGACTGATACTCGGAGAATAGGTCGAAGATGTCACCGGAGTCTGACTGCGACTTCTGGAGTAGTTCCAGGCTAAAGGTGTATAGCTTGGCCTTCAGAAAGTGTTCGATTAGAAGGTGGCTATGGCTTTCAATGTGGCCTGGTGACTTCAGGCAGGCAAAGATGTTGGCTATGGCCTTAGTGCCTCCAACTTCTTTTATTAGACCAGACTTCTTGATGGTGGCAACTGTTGTTTCTAAGTCTACTGGTTCTCCGGCATCCTGAAGTGCTTGGATTGCCTTGGCTATGATCTTGTGCTGCTCTATTTGAAAGCAGTCAAGTGTAGGTAGGATAGAGAAAGCTGTTAGTCTATCCTCTGGGGAAAGCATCATTGCGGAAAGGACTTGCCTCTCCAGTTCTGAATTTTCGAATTGCATACTTGTTTTGGTTTAGGGAGTAAATGTATAGGATTCATGCATCCGGTGCGACCGTGCGCCCGGAACATCATGTGTTTGCTCGTTTTTTTTGTTTTTAGAGAAATTCGATTGATTTCTTGCCCATGTTGCCAGCCTTCTGCTAATGTCAAAGAACTTCTCAGCCTGATATCTCATCTTGCCTTTTGCATCCTTCTCCATCCAATAGCCTTGAAACTCTTTAAGCATTTGCTTATCATATTTTGGCTCAAATGATGAGAGGTCTGATATATCTAATTTAACATCTACATCTTCATTTTCATCCTCATTTACATCTACATCTACATCTACATTAGCTTCGGGTTTGCTTACCTTTTGCTTCCGCTTTGCTTCAGTCTTGCTTATGCTTTGCTTCTGCTTTGCTTTACATCCGCTTTCCCATTTAGTCCTATTTGCCTGAAGATTAGGCTTAATAAGTAACCAGAATGGTTTAGCAATAGGTGACAATTCAGGCTCAATACCATCAAGACCGAACTCAAAAATTGCCTTAAAAATCTCCAATTGAATGGCATCTGGGAGCAACTTAATTGCATCGTAAAAGCTTCTGTAAAGGATCATGCTATCTCTACTTTTTTCCATAAAATAAAATATTAATTAATGGCACAAGTGACATTTGTGGCACTATAAACAAGGGTACTCAATGGTAGTTAAATGATGGTCATCAAAAAGCTCAACAAGGTCTATGTCAATCCAGTCCTCGTAAGTTGATGTTCCTAAACATTGGTCTTCATCCCAAATTGATACTTCAGTAGGATGTAGATATGCACCTGATTGATATTTGATTGTAATTACAACCTGAATCTTTTTTTCATTTTTTGACATAAAAACAAAAACCCCATCCGGCTTTCCCTGTTGCGAACAGCCGGAACATAGGCTGACAGGTACTGACCGAATGGGGCTTTAATA